CGCGATTTCAACAGTAAGTTCTACATTACGCCAATCTTGGCAACTGCCGTCCGTAACGGAGCCGCATCAGAATCCGCAACGACTGCGAAACTGGTGTGGGGATGCCGTGGTGGTGCCTTCTTGGTTGAAGTGGGGAACATTGAAGCGAGTGGAACGATCTACTTGACTTTCCAGCACTCTCCGGACAACTCGACTTGGACAGACTTGATCCCGATTGGATACTCGTCTGCTGACATTACGATCACTGACGCTGCTGGCCTGGGAGAAGACAACATCATTGCCTTCTCTTGCGACGAGCTGTTTGAAGGTGGATACGTCCGAGTACAGCACTACAACACCAACGGCGATACGCTGACTGGTTACGGTGTGAACTTCATCGGCTTCCGCGGTGTCGACCAACCGCCTCTTAAGAAGTGGCGTGAGGGTGTAGCTTACATTGTCGACGATGTCGTCCAGAACGACGGTTTCTACTTCAAGTGTACCACGGCGTTTACGCAGGCATTGGCAGACGCAGAGGTCACAGCCGACTCGTTCCTTTCCGAGCCTGGAGTTGGCGCATCGACGGCGACGTACTGGGAGATCTACAAGGGCGCAGCTCTCTAGGAGGATGGCATGGGATGGCCTACTGCGAGTGAAATTGGGATTGCTACTCGAATCACGTTGACTGCTGCGGAGGGTGTTTACACAACCTCCTACGGCTTCAACGTGTCAGAGATGTTGACGGAAGTTATCGCAGATATTGCCGCCTATTGTCGTCGGCCTTTTGGCTTTGACCAACAGACGTTGACTCAAACATACGATGGGGGGCGTTACATGCTGATGGTGAGTAACCCCCCCATCATTTCTGTCACGTCGCTCACTGACAACTACACGGACGAAGTGCTTGACCCTGACACCGATCCTCCTGAGTATTGGGTTTACGACCGCTATGTGAGGATCCCACGGCCTACTCCTGGAAGGATACAGGTCAAGGATCGAACGCCTCAGTTGTACGACATGATTTACGTTGGCGGATACGACGACGACGGAACGCCACTGCCGGCAGATGTCAAAGAAGTGTGTGCTGAGATGTGTGCCAGAACGCTACTGCGCGTCGACCAGCAGTACAGGGTATACCAGAACGTTGAACAGTTCGTTGATGGTGAGGCTGAATCAGTCTTCCCGAATAAGGAGAAATTCTTCGCAGATCAGTACGCGAAGCTGGCCAGGAACGGAAGGGTAATGACGGTGACTCGATAATGGTTGGCGGAAACGTGCAATTCTCATTCTTTCGTCAAACAGTGACGCTGAATGCAGCCAGAGAGCAAGTTGCTGGGTACGACGAAGACGACCCTGTCTACGAGGATGTATGGTGCAGAAAGACGCAGAGGGTACGGCAGGACATGATCGAGGTTAAGTGGTCAGACTATGCGAATCCGTTGGTGGAAGAATTTCTACTGATTGTACCGTTTGGAGTAACCGTGCAGGCAAGAGACTTGGCAAAGCAACAGGACACAGGACACGACTACTTGATCCTTGGAGTGGAAGACACTTCAGGTATGGAGCGGTCGTATCAATGCCCGATTGTGCGAGTGGCTAATGTGACGAAGGTGACAACATAATGGCACTTCCAGCGAACATAGCAGCATACCGTGGAGGAGGAAAGTACAACGTAGGTGGTAGCGTTGTTCCTTTCGGCGGTGGTGGGTATAGCCTCGCTGGAGGGCAAGTACACTTTGATGCTGGGGCATTTACCAGCGTGGTTCTGTCTAGTCTCCAGCATCGGCTTGAGGCTTGCGGTGAACTCTGGGTAGAGAGCGCGAAGGCGAATTTTGTTTTTGTATATCCTCCGCATTCGATGCCTTGGGATTTCCCTCATTTCAATCCAGACGGCAATACGATGATGGAGCACATTGACTACACGGTATTTGACAGAGGCGCAGAAATGGTTATGCAGGCAGGGATCATTGACGACAGCCTTGGGGGGAGATTGAACATCTATCCTCGGATGCTGGAAACAGGAACTAGCCTGATGGCTCCTCGTCCATGGGTGACGATCACGACGGATGAAGTATGGGGCGACTGGGCAACGATATTGACAGGGATGGAGTCACTATGAATGCAGCATTCTTAGGTCCGTTCACAGTAGCACTGCCAGCCGCGATGGTAGATGCAGATGTAGCGCGAAACACGAACCTATTGGCGCTTATCGGAGTTGACGACGAAGGTGAAGCAAGGGTCTACACGACCAGGCCATCAAAGGCGTCGGCTGGATATGTCGTTCTGGACATCCCTTTCGGGGGGAGACCTCCAGCATACGTGCATGGATCGGATGGTGATGCTGTAGGGAACTGGTCAAAGTTTCAGATAACTGGATGGTCGCCAGTTAAGTACACGGCCACGCAGATAATGGACGCAGCAATTCAAGCAATTGACGGTCGAGACATTGTTGTCTCTGAATCCTGGGGGACGGTTAGGTTAATGCAGGTGTTGGCTCCACAAGGCATCACTGATGTTATTTCAGAGCAGTTGATGTACGGAGTCTTCGCACGGTACGAAGTCCTATTTTGCTAGGATAAAGGGAGGACAATATGGCTCTAAGCCAAGGCTATAACGCGATATTCGTCTGGGACACGGATCACGTAGTCCAGACGAATGCAGACATTACGATGGACGTATCTCGCGGTGTAATCGACGTCACGACACACGGTAGCGCGAGTCTGCCGTTTCGATCATTCAGACTAGGGTTGGTGGATCCGCAAGACATCACGCTTCCGATCTTCTGGGACACAGCACGTCCTGAGATCCTTGAGATGTCTGCTGCGTTTTTCTGTGAGACTGAAACGGCGTGCAAGTTTGAAGACGCTGCTGGAAGCTCCTATCCATTCTTTGACGGGAACTGTCTTGTAACAAAGATGAGTCCTACCGGACGAATGGAGAACGAAATGCAGATCATCAACGTGACTTTCCGAGTAACCGGCAAGCCCACAACTGAAATGGGATATACCCTCTAGAGGAAGGTGATCCACGATGGCAATGGTGCAAGGGTATCTGATGGGTCTGTTCCTGTCCGAGAAGGTATTGCTGGATGGAGCGGCATCCGAAGCAGTTCATCAGCTTGCCGGCACGGAAGGTGTGAGCGGCCAATTCAGCAATGTCTTGTCTCTTGACTTGTGGGATCTTACCGTAGGGGCAGGATCGATCTCTTGGGGTGCGAACTACGGATACAACGATCTGTCAGGTGGGTGCGCGATCACTGCAACCGCAGCGGTCGACACGTACATGGGGCAGACGGTAACGTATTCTGTTGCACTCGCAGAAGAGAAGAAGCTGTCTTTGTCTCTGTGGGCGAAGCTCGCAACGACCAAGGAAGCAACACTTACCGTGACGTTCAAGAATGCAGCAGGAGCGACTATCGGCACACCAGATGTGCTGACAATAACCGCGAATAATGCTGGATACGGAGACACGAACTGGGGCTACTGGTCGTTGTACCTGACGGCTCCAGTGTTGACGAAGTCGTATGAGTTTGTCATCGCTCCCACATCTGCTCAGACGATGTATATCGACAACGTGCGTGCTACATCGATCTTGCAGGTGATAGGGGCTTACGACACCCTCTCAATCGGCCTGGAAGCCGCTGTGCAGGATATCACTACATTCAAGAGTGCTCAAGACAACGATGGGTTCCGATCGTTTGGAACTAGCATCATCGATGCCGGAGAAATGTCGGTATCGAACTACTGGGGCGTGAAGTTGTGGTGGAATGCGTTGACGACCTACGCAGTTGGTAACGTCGTTCAGCATGAAGAACGCAGCTACACCTGCATCCTAGCGAGCACGAACAACGAACCTCCGAATGCGACCTATTGGACGATACTCGGAGCAGAAGAGATGTCCTACTCAACGATACAGGAACAACGGATCTTTGCGATCCTGTTTACTGATGTTTCATCTGCAAATCATCGTTGGGAGTTCTGGGCGTACGTTCCAAAGACGGGAATTGTTGCTCCACTTGTTGGGAAATGCACGAATCCATTCTCACTCAAAATAGACGGACTGGTCGGCTATGTCGACAGAGCCGCAGACTAGGGAGGAACCATGGCTAAAAAGAAAGCAGAGAAAGTTGTAGACACAGTAGCGTCGATCAGAAAGGCTCAGGATGATTCTCGAGCCACGATCATCAAGACGACGGCAACTGAACACGAGAAGTCA